TTAAGAGAATTATTTTTCGATGATAAAAAATATCTTTTTGATGAAAAGAGTGTTGACTTCTTACCTAATTGTGTTTTAATACACGGATTCCTATCAGACGATAAGGAAAACGTAGGCAAAATAGCATTACAATTCCAACCTAAAAAATAAATGAATTGCGTTTCATACAGGGTATACAACCGAAAAGGACAGTATCACCACTGCTATAGTAATCAGTTAGAAGGTGCCTTAACTTGGGCGATAGATTGTGCCAAGACTGTTCAAGGCTCAGTGAGAGAAGTTTGTGAAAATGGAGAAGAGAAAGAAGTCTTCTCTTTTAAAAAGGCAGCAAGTGTTAAGTCTAATTAAATCTCTTATTAAGTCTTTAGAGTTATTCTTGACTCTAAAAAATAAAAAATTCTACTATGACTTACATAGAGAACATAGAAATACTGAAGCTCAACTTATAAATGAAATCGAAAAACTTAGGTCTACTGGCCTCAGTAGTGATGCTGACCGCGCTGACATCTTGCGGAGGAGGCTCGACTACGAAACTAGGCAATTTGAACATCTATCAGCCTTCTACGCTAAGACTGAAGAAGAATAACCCTGTGCTTACTAAGGACGGCACATATACCCCACAAACCGATGAGGTTTGGCACTCTGACACTCGTTATAGGAGATTAGAGAGGGAAATATACTACAAAGGGTTATTTAACAAAAATTCACCCTTGACAGGTTCTCACAAATAAACTAAATACGTAAACAATGAAGACACTAATTAGTCTTATCACAATGTTGGGCGTTGCTATTTGCAACGCAGATTCTCATGCTAGTCTCTCTGATGTTTCAGTTGAAGCTGGCATTTCTTACAATAGCGCATCGACCAGTGGTGGACTAGCTGTCAGGGATGATTCCGTCTCTGCTTCTATTTTACTCGGCGCTCCATTCTCTGGTGGGGTCGCTTCAGTTGGTGTCGATCTTCATAGAA